CTTGTTGCAAGACCGGCGGTGTTGAATTCGCCATCAGTTTGCTGCACAACATTCTGTGCCTTGTAAGGTTTTCCGGTGGTCGGGTCCATTAGCATTACATAGCCAAGAAGACCTGATCCAAAGTTTTGTTCAACGTCAGCCAAGGGTAAGACCTTTCCGGGGGTGAAGGGCACTCTTATTCTATTTTACCGAACTAACTAATTAGAGACTTCTCATCTTCGTTTTTAGGGTACAGAAAACCCCCCTCAGATATAAACCCGAGAGGGGCTAACTGTTTTGTGGTCTTATTGTCCGTAAGGGTTAAGACCGTAGGGCCTCAGACCGTACCCTCCGGTTATTAAGAACCCGAGCCGTCCGAGAAAACAACCAGTTCAGGCGACCAGAGAATACCGCGAGCGAAGGTTCGGATGCGGAAATCTGCCGCGTCATTTTCGAAGTTACCTTCGAACGGGCTGATCGCACCGCCACCGACGTACACACCCGTAGCGTTGTTTACGCGCAGTTCGGGCAGTTCGTGGCCGGTAAGGCGGAGCAGTTCGAGAACCGGACGGCCACCCGTTGAACCCTGCTGGGGAACGAGGTACCAGGGAACGTCATCGCCGGTTGCAACGATGTACTCGGACTCGACAACAGTGATGTTACCGAGCGGGTTGTAGCCACCGTTGATACCGTAAACGAACTGGTTGCCGCCATCGGTCTGACGGATCTCACCAAGGGTCTGGTTCAGGATGAAGTTCGCGTAGATACCCTGACCGCGGGGTACGATCAGGTTGTAACCACCCGAGATGCGGACATAACGACCGTTGACCTGACGCTCGCTAATCTCGATCTGAGCGCGGATAAGCGCGTCACGGGAAAGCGGGGCGTTGGCCGGAACGGTAGCGCCGGTCGGGACCGTACCACCGTCTAGCTCGGAGTCAGCAGTAACACCCTGAACAAGAGCCGTGTAAACCTCGGCCTCGTCGGTGTCACGGGCAAGGCGACGGAACGAATCCGGGATAGCCTGAAGAGCGCCAACCGAGTCGTTAAGCCACGCCTCCATCGTGAAGCCAGCCTTTAGACCGTGCTTACGGATGCCGCCAACCTCGGAGGTTTCAGCCTCTAGGGTCGCGTACGGGTAAGCCGAGGCTTCAGGGATGACCGGGAGGACACCGCGGGGGGTGCCACTGCCGACAACACCGGGCTGGTACTCGGGGTTGATCGAGTAGAGCGTCGGGCTACGGAAGTCCGAAACAAGGCGAACACCGGCAATCGTGTTCCAGGTCGGGGGAAGCTCATCGAACTCGGGGAGCACGTTGGCGTTGACCAGGGCGGCGTAGTTGAAGATCGCATCGCTGGTGGTGATGGACTCTTCAAGGATACCCTTGGCGCGGCGGTCACCGCTCATGGTCGCCTCGGCAAGTTCCTTAACGGCCTTAACCTTCGCCTCGCTTACGCGGGGGTCCAGCTTGATCTTGCCGTCAAGGGTGAGGGCGTTCTTGTATTCCTTAGCCATTATGCACCAATCCGAACCGGCGCACGACCCGTGGCCTTAGCGTAACCACGGGGGTAGTCCGTGTATCCAAACAGGGTGTTGGACGTGGCAGTGGTGGTTAGAGCCCCGCCGGAAGTGATGTAGATAGCAACATCCTGTCCGGTCGAGGTCGTAACACCCGTAATACCCGTGAACTCCCAGGTACCGTCGAAGGCAACGGTAGCCGAGTCGTCAAGGTTTCCCACGCCACCAACGGGACGGGTAACCGAGAAGGAACCCTGCGTTGAAGTCGCGGTTGCGTTGCCACGCGAGGTGAGAGCCACCGCGGGGCGAGCGTTAATCAGGAGCGGTGCCCCCGCAAGAGTACCCGAGGGAACGACACGCTCACGCGTCTTCTCCCCGGAGTACCGGTAGACCATGTTCTTTGCCATTACCAGCGACTCACTTTCACATCAAGACCAGCAGTATCGGTACCAAGGAAGCGCCCACCCGCTGACTCGGAGACGCGAGCGGCCTGAACCGCAGCCTCCTTGACGGCCTTGGCAGACTCAATGGCCTCAGCAATGTCCTCGCCACGCTTGGCTGCTGAAAGGAGGGCTTCGCGCTGGGGCTGAAGTAGGTCGGCTTCATCCACGGCTTTCACCGCGGCATCATAAGCCTCAACCGCATTCTTCACGGCCTCAGCGTCCGCCTCTGCCTGAACCTTTTCGGCCTGGGCAGTCTCCTTTTCGGCAACGATGGCAGAGGTAAGAGCTTCGATCTTCGCGACTAGCGCGTCAACCTTCTCTTCCAGTTCCATTTCGTTTCCATTCTCAACTACCGCGGTGGTAGAAGTTTCTTGAACCTGCGCCTTTGCAGACTCATACAGTTTTTCGGCAAGGCCACTACCGACAAGCCCCGGGCGGGCGACCAAATCGGCCCCGTTTAACCGGTCTTCGATAAAAGCGGTGACATTTCCTTCGCCGTCTTGCTCACCCATCGCATAGAGAGAAATCCCGCAGTGGGGGCCAACCTCTTCAACAAAGGCTTTCCAATGAGAAAAGACTTCCATTTCGGAAACGACGGCTTTATCCTCTTCAGACCAAAATGAGCCCTCGGGATAAATACCAATCATGTCCTTGGGGTTGCGGGTGTCATCGTGGTTGATGAACGCCTGACCACCGGGGGCAATGATCTTGCTTGCATCACGACGAAATACGTCTTCGGAGTAAAAGCCACTAGAGCCCTGACCGGGGCGGGCGACAATGACTCGCCAACGGTTCCCGCTTTTTACGGGAGCCTCCGAAACTGATTCGCGAATTGCAATACTCATGCTATATCCAGTTTAGCATTACTGTATTGATTACTCGGCGTTCTTAGCGCGTTCAAGTCGCTCGATAAGGTGTTCAAACCTATCTAGGTCGAACCATTCGCTAATGCCGTCGCTTCTCAAATCATTTGCCGCGGTTGATCCGATACCCCCGGTGCCGTTTGACTGGCCCTGTCCGGGAGATGGTGCAGTGTTCGTCGTAACCGCATTTCGAGCCGCAAGAAGCGGGGGGATTTTGGCCGGGTTGCCGGGAATATCGAGTTGGTCGAGAACAATGCCCCGGTATTCCTCGTCCGAAAGACCGTCGGAAAGCAATTTGGCTTGCTGTGCTGCCCGGTAGGGGTCGGGTGCGTCAATCGGGTCGAACCAGATCTTCGGTACTTCCAGGTTGAAGACATCGAATACCTCGTTGAACAGATAAAGCCATTCATCCTGAATGATCTTCATGCTGTTACGAGTTGACGGAGTAAGCGTTGCCGCAGCGCCGTAGGAGCCACCCGCGGCGGAAGAGTCAGATAGCAGTTCCACGTTTGGAACGTTCAAGGATGCGGCAACCATCGCAGCGATCCGGTCACCACTCTTGAACTCGTACCCGCGCCCGGCGGTACGAACAGCCTCTAGGTCTTGGCCCTCGCCGGTGGTTACGCCGCCCCCAGGACGCATACCGCCCATCTTGACAGCGACGTTTGCAGCACCCGCCTTGGACTTTGCGCCCGTGACCTTGTAAAGAATCTTGGCAAGCGATTCAGAAACCACCTGGCCGTACTTCATGAACTCCGCGTACGCTTTACGCCACGGTAGCGCTGCGGCAGCATCGGGGATACCGAGGGGCCACCCGGTCTGCCGGTTAAAGCGGGCGTCCACCACGATACCCTTTTCGACTTGCTCTTCCGTTCCGTTGTACTTAAAGGTTGTCTTGCGAGAACCAGTAAATCGCTTCGTGTAATACCAACGGTTTACAGGCTCGGTTGCGTCAACTTCCGGGTTCCAAGTTCTCCGGTAAGCCCATACCTGTTCGGGAAAATCGGGGTTGGTGTAAACCCCCGTGACTTCTTTCAGCGGAATGCGGTTTACCGTGCCGCTGGATGTGTCGCACAGAAGAAAAATGTTGCCATCGGTGTAACGCGCCTTCTGCAATTCGCTATGCGCAAAGGGGCTAAACAAGCTTTCTTTGTTCGTGGTGTTGGTGTAAAACGCCCGCAGTTTCGAGGGTGCCCCACGACCCTTCTTATCCACGCCTTCGATGTTCAGGCCGCGGTTCCAGACGTATCCGGTGTGGAGGTCAACACCGCGCTTCATAAGATCGCCCGCGACGACGTAAGGACGAATCTTGTCGGAAATCTCTTTGACCTGGGCGAGATTCAGGCCGTCAGTCTTTTCACCCGTAACGATTGAACCAATAAGGTCCCAACCTTTGTCCTCGAAGCGGAGGGACCGAACGGCATCGTCCAAATCCTCTCGGAGAAGAGCATTCTCAGTCTCTACCTCGGCTAGACGACCAAGAACGTCCTGATTCTCCATAAAACACCTTTAATTCGCGTTAATTAACCCTAATAGTCAATTTTATCAGGCCATTGCCCAGCCATCGGAGGAAATATGGTCACTCATCCCGTAATCGGGCACTTCATCGCGATCTTCTAGGATCACAGTGCCCGGTCGAACCTTGTTCCAGGGATTGCCGGTCCAGGGACTCATATCTGCCGCCGCCATGATTACCGCGTCCAGCCGGTCGGGGGAGCCACCGATTTCAGTCTTCATCTCATCCTTGGGGGTGATTTGAATAGCCCCCCGGGAATTGAACTTGAACGTGATGATCTGCATTTCCTCGCGCAGTTGGTCATCATCGTAATCCAGGTCTATTTCCTCTTCAACCATTTGGGTGCGCAAGGAGTCGTGGGAGTACGCGCGGAGGTTTGCCCACTGGGTGTTATCTGGGGATGAAGAACCGTTATCCCAACCGATAAGGGTGTAGAACTTGTCTTCGAACTCATCCAGGCGGTCCAGCATGTCGTACACACCTCCACCCACGCCGGTAGAGTCGATGCGAACCTCTTCGGCGTTCACCCGCTGGGCATAGGCGTGAATCTTTCGGGCAGAATCCACAAGGTCACACTTGGCCCATGTTTCCGCCACTCGAACGCGGCCCCCTCGGTTATCGGCAATCACCGACTCATCAAGACCCCAACGCGCAATGTCAACCCCGAGGACTGGGCGAATGGATGCGTCTTCTTCAATGGTGCGGTCGTAAGTCTTGTCGATAGCCGACTGCGGGAAGAATCCGTTACCGCCGTCTTTGGGGAACTCACCTCGCACCTTGGACAGATAACGAGCATCATTCTCACCCCAGATACGCTTCTTGTGATCCACCCATGAAACTTGGGTGAGAGACTTCAGCATCCGGGCTTGCATATCCGGGTCATCCGGGTACACGATTTCACCCGTGAAGGTGGGGAGTTGGAAAGACGAGATGGAGAAGAGGTTGAAGTCCTCAGCGTACTTTTTGTCCGTGAAGATGCGGTACCACTCGGTGCCTACGTCGTCGGGGTTTCCGATAGCAACAAGGCGTGCGTCTTGACCGGTAAGAACCGCCTCCGCCGCCGTCCACATGTTCTTAGACAGCCCACCCGCCTCATCGAAGTAGACGTAAGTGCGACCGAACTGCGAACGAATACCCTGGAAGGTAGAGACTTCCGCACCCGCCGCAGGCTTTCGCCCGAAGGCTAGGTCTACGTTTCCCTCGGGGCCTTGGTACTTCCACGACAGGGATTCGTTAATCCACCCGGGTAGGTCATAACCCCGTTCATGGGCACGGTCCTTGGCGGATTTCAGGTAGCGGAAGATAACCTTCTCGACCTGGGAAAGTGAGGGGGCGGTGACGATGGATACGGTTTCGCCCGGCTCAAACACCGATGCACCCCACGCCACCATGTTCGACACTTCATGGGACTTGGAGGTACCGTTAGAGGATTTAATGGCGGTACGGTTGATCTTGCCAAACAGGGCGGTATCGCAAATCGAGTCCATGTACTCGTAAGATCGGTAACCCAGTACGTCTGCACGCCAGGCAATGTAATCACGCTGGTACAAGAGCATCTGGCGACGGTTCTTGAATGATGCCAGCGCCTCATCGGCAACGCCTACGAGGTTCACTGGAGTTCCCGCTTTGCCGCAGCTTTCGTCATCCGGGAATTGAAGATGGCAAACAGGTCATCGGCGTCAATGTCGTACTTCTTTGCAATCTCCGTCACTGAGTCATCCACCACCTCGACCATGAGGTTGTAGAGTTCTTTCACGCGCAGAGAGTTCAGGGCATCGACCTTGGATTGGTCTGCTTTATCCGCCCGGTTAAGTTCTACCAGCACCGCCTTGATTGCAGCGGTCGCGGAGTTCATAATCCCCGCCTTGAACTCCATCGGGGCGTTATCGTAGTCGTCCTGGGCACGCTGTGCAATATCTTGAAGGTCTACAAGGAGTTTCTGGCGCTTTTCCTGGATCGTCAGTACGTCTACCTGCTCTAAGAGGGTGCGCTTAATCGCAAGCACCTGCTCGGGGCTAATACCCGTTTCCTCGGCAATCTGGCGGGCTGATTTTCGCCCGATACCCGCCCACACAAGTTTCTCAACCCGGGGCGTTACTTCCAATTCATCCACATTATCCTCCCTTTCCAGTTTAGCCCGCTTATATTTTTCGTTTGATTACGGGCAACGCAAAACCCCCGGGCGATCAAAAGACCGG